CAGCAAAGCTGCTCTTCACATACATGTTCCCAGATGGTGCTACAACTGGAGTAAACGTAGGAATAATATTCGTACTCTTACTAGAGCCGTTTGCGCCACGTATTACATTGAAGACATTTGTGCCATTACCAGAAGTTACAGTCATCACTTCGGTAGACACCTGTACATTGAACGGAAAGGCCCCTAGAAAGCCGCTGTAGCCGCTCACAGTGATGGTGGTATCCGTAGGGTTGACTTGATTTGCAAGTGACCCCACAACTGGACTAAGCTGATTATCAAAAAGGCCTACCTCGGTAACCGAATAGTTTCCGCTGGCAGTAAGAGTAGCCACACAGAGAAAAGTATCGCCAGAAGTAGAAGTGGTAGGAGTAGTAATAACCCCAGATACAACAGAGCCAACAGGGTTGAATAAAGCAATATCAGTGGCTTTAGCAATACCAGAACCAGTACCCCAAGAAATATAAGTAGGTGATGACATATTTGCTTTCTATTAGGTCAGTGCAAACCAAGGTGAGTATGATGATCCACCAATACTGAAAGAAGTACCAATAGCTGGTGGAGTAGGGTAGCTAGTCATAGATGCTTGTGCCATGATTACTGGAAATTGAGCACCTAGAAGTCCATTACCAGCATTACCAGTACCAACCCATCCTGGAGGAGTAGTACCAAAGAAAGTAAAACCAACGAGGTAAATACCATTGGATGGTACGGTAAATGAACCACTCAGTGCTGTGGTAATTACTGAAGTTGCAGCGTAGGTTGGGTTTACCTGGCCAGAAGTACTTGCTAATAAATACATAGTTGTAGAAGTACCGGATGTAGTAAAAATACCACCCCATGAACTAGTAATTCCGTTAGAAGCTACAGAAGTTGTAGCAAAAGTAATGTTGTTTACCACTTGACCAGCAGTTAGATACATACCAGCAAATCTCATAACACCACTGGCCACAGTATTAGGTACCGTAGCAATATAACGGCTAAATGATTCACCAACATTAGGATTTCCATAAGCCAATGGGTTAGTAGTCGTAGCTGTCCCACTTATTGTACTCGGCACCCATGAAGTGCCATTAAAGACAGCAGCTTGACCACTAGTTGCTGTAATACCACCCAGCACTGCTGTGTTTATATTTAATGGGCCGTTTACAGTAGTATTACCACTAACTGTTAGACCACTTGTGACAACAAGATTATTTTGTACCGTCAAAACACCCGATGCAGTACGAACAATGTTGGTGTCATAAACATTGTTTGAACCAAATCGAATGGATTTAGTCCAAAGAGATGAAATGTTATTGGGCGAAGCGGAGTCAAGTGCTTGAATAATTAATTGGTCACTTCCATTGGAAGTGGCACTCTGGAAACGTTCAATGGCAACTCCGGGATTGGAGTTTGCTGCTTGACGGTAATAAAGCGAAGAAGAAGCATCCGAATTGTATCGAACGTTTGAATTGGCCGCAACAGTCGATACGCCAGAGCCAGTATTAGCAACGCCAAAGGGCGTGTAACTTCCTAGAAGAACTGGTGCTGTGAAGTACGGCAGTCCGATTGCCGCGCTCATTGTGGTGTTTGAGTACGTATTCACCAAAGCCGTTGTAAGGGGTACCGTAGTCGACCCGATTACATAACTGCTATCAATAATTTTATTTTCTGAACCAATAGTGAGCGGCACGCCCACAGTCAAACCGATAGGAGTTGAGGTCAACGTTATTGTCGAACCGCTGGCAGAAGTTACTGCGTATGACTTTGCAGTCAATGGGTATGAAGATGGCTTATTGTCAATGTAATTGATTGAGGGGTTAAGACCAGCCATGTAAAGGTCATACTGAACACCACCGTTTGCCCCGAAGTTACCGCACACGCTGTTTCCGGTAACGTTTAGGCGACCGCCCCAGTTTGCGTCGGTGTAGATGTTAGAAGTTATTGCGCTGTCTGTACCCGATCCACTCATGCAGTTGCTAGAAAAGTTAACACCTGGACCAATCTGTACATCAGCAGCGCCGTTGTAGGCAGGGGTTATGTACGCATTGACTCCAGCCGCCGAGTTATAAATCTTTGCAGAAGCGTTGCCTTCAATGTAGATGGCTTCCTTCCCTGCATTGTCAAATTCAACACGGTTTTGAATGTCTACTCGGTTGCCACCAAAAACGTAAACGCCGTTGCCCCCAGCTCCCCAAATGTCACATTGACTGATAGAGCCAATAGATGAATTGAGAACGATGTTGTGAAGTTTTGATGCCCCAAATAATGAATTGAAGTAATGGCTGTCTGAACAACTAACAACAAGACCACAAGCGTTTGCGTTTGGATTTGTTGATGCTCCATAGCCAGCACCATAAATATTAAGGTGATTGAATTTATTTCCTAAACGCTGGAACCCTAAGTAAACAGTTGCGTCACCGGCAAAGTTGAACATAGAAACGTTTTCAATAAATAAATTGGTATCTTGACCGCTAACCCATGCAGGCTCAATCGTGACACTTGAGGCGGTGTACGCTTTAGTTATAGGCTTAGCAAGCGTCAACGTTCCTGCGGAGTAAGACTTAACCGTTGCCTGCTCAAAAACGTATGGATTATTAGTGGAAATAGCCAAGGACATTCCGGGAACTAGCCATGTCGTATCGCTGGGGGTAAACCCAGTAATCACGGTGGTTCCAATCGTTAGCGATCCGGTTGTCCCTGAAGGAAAGTTAGATATCCAGTTTGCAGCGTTGTAAGCCTGCCAAGGGTACGTCGTGTCGTAACTACTTTGCCAAGAATAACCATAAGGTGCTTCTGGAACAAAGATTGCGTAGTTGTCCCTGCTCTTAGTGTAAACACCGTCTAAGTGCAAATCTCTGATTGTTACATCTACTACCGATGGCTGAAGAACAAACAAAGGTCCAACATTAGGGGTTGAGTAAGAACCACCACTTACGTTTGCGTGAAGAATCCTTGCGGTTTCTGATGGAGCAGGATTGAGCGGATAACTGGCGCGACCTGGGCCGGTTCCCTGAATCAAGCAACCAGTAGGAATGTAGAGTGGCGAAGATACAACGTAGGTACCAGGGCCAAATTTAACTGGGATACCAGAGAAGATGGCGGCTTGGATAGCAGAAGTACTATCAGTTTGGCCTGTAGGGTCTGCTCCATAATTAATTGGGTCAACAAAAGAAGAAGAACTTAAAGCACCACTTACGGTTAAATCACCTTTAATTGTAGTATCGTTCCCAACAGTAAGGTCACTTGTGACAATTAAATTATTTTGTACTGTCAAAACACCCGATGCAGTACGAACAATGTTTGCATCGTAAGAGCTACTTGTACCAAGGCGCAAAGATTGTGTGTACAAAGCACTTGAATAAGCGGCTGGGGAAGTACTGTCGGATGCTTGAATTATTATTTGGTCAGAGTTAGTAGTCGCAGACTGAAATTTCATTACTGGGGTATACGTATCACCACCAACAATTTGCCTGTACCAAAGAACGGTTGAATCGTCTGAGTTTGCTTTTAAGTTAGGAGATCCAGCTTTTGTTGAAGCGCCAGAACCAGTGTTGGCAATTCCGTAGGGCGAATAACTTGCAAAGTACACGGCACCGTTGAAATATGGCAAGCCCACCGCTGCAGCCATTGTAGTACCTGAATAAGTACCTGTTAACGTAGTACTAAGTGGAACAGTGGTGCTATTAAGTGTGTATGAAACATCAACAATTTTCTTCTCTGAACCAATAGTCAATGGTACATATGGCACAATTCCAGCGGTACTCCCAGAAAGGGTTATGGTACTACCACTTGCTGATACAACAGAATACGTTGTAGCCGTAGTTGGGTTGTTGATTGGTAGATTGTCTGTGTAATTCAAATTGGCAAGTGTGTTGCCAAGGTAAACGTGGTACTGGACTCCTCCAGAACTTTTGTAGTTACCAACAACAATATTTCCGAGTACGTTTAGTCGACCAGTCCAAGCTGTGTCGGTGGCAATATTTGAAGTGATTGCATTTTGAGTGCCGCTACCGGAAATGCAGTTTTGCGAAAAAGAAACACCTGGCTCGATGGTAACGTCTGAGCAACCAGAACTTCCAGTGAGGGAACCAAAGTAGGCGCCAGAACCAGCGGCACTGTTACTGATTGTGTTTGAACCAGCTTCTACATAGACTGCTTCTTTTTTGTGACTGTCAAATTCTGTTCTGGTGCCAATGGTGCATTTACTACCACCAAGAATATAAGCACCATTACCGCCACAACCCCAAATGTCACCGCCTGTTATTGCTGAAACAGAACCATTCAAAACAAAACCGTGTAATGCACAATTACCGACAACAGAGTTTTTCATCTCAGTGTCAGCACAGTTCCAGATAATCCCACATGCGTTTGCATTGTTGCCAGCGGAACTGTTGATACCTGCACCGTAAATGCATACGTGTTCAAATTTACTCTCACCACGGTTGTGACCCATGTAAATAGTTGCATCACCATAGAAGTAATTTGCTGCAACATTTTCTAAGCGCAGATTTGTAGTTGATGAATAAAACGGTTGGATAGTTACATTGGAAATGTACTTGTTTTGGAGAGGCATGGTTAGCGTCAATGTCCCAGAAGAATATGACTTAACCGTTGCTTGTTCATAAACGTGAGGGTAGGAACTCCATAGAGCAAGGCTCATGCCTGGCTGTAGGAAAGTTGCATCACTTGGAGAAAGCCCTGTGATTACTGTGGTTCCAGCAGCCAAAGCGCCACTGACCACTGATGGCAATGAAGTAACCCAGTTAGCCGCATTGTACGCTTGCCACGGCTGTGATGTGGAGTAGTTATTAGTTACTCCTTCGCCGGGAGTGTCTACTGCGTAAATTGCATAGTTATCCCGACTGGTGGTGTAAGCACCATGCAAAACAATATCTTTGATTGTTATGTTTTGGTTGCCTGGGTGGATAACAAACAGTGGGCCAGGATTTGGCGTGGAATACGTTGTGGATCCAAGACTTGAATTGTAAGAAACATTGGCGTGGTAGATTGCCGCCGTCTCTCTAGGCAATGGGTGGTATTCGTAAAGGGCATTTAAGTTGATTCCGGTACCTTCTATTTTTGCTCCGGAGGGCAAATAGAGAGGTGATGAGACAACGTAAATACCTGGGGAGAAACGAACTGGAATACCAGAAAAAATAGCGGCTTGGATAGCAGCAGTGCTGTCTGTCCTACCTGTAGGGTCTGCACCATAATTAATTGGGTCAACAAAAGAAGAAGAACTTAAAGCACCCGTTACTATTAAATTACCACTAATAGTGCCGCCAGTTGTTGGTAAATATTGAGCATAAGCACTTGAAAATGCTTGTACTAAATTTGCTCTTGTTGCACTAGTCAATACTGTGTCCATGATCGTCCTTTAAAGTAGTAGAACCAATGGCGCCGAGTTCCTCCCGGTCACCATTGGCTCTAATAACTACTGCTTCGACCTTTATATTAAAAGGTTTGTAATCCATTTAGCACTGCTGACGCTGAGTTCTCTTCTGACCAGTTGCGTAAAGGTTACCGCTGTAAGTAGCAAAGTAGCCACCGTACTGTTGAGTCTGGCTACCACCATCAGGACCGTTACCGGTCAAGATCTGGCGAACCTGCTGCTGTGCGTTGATAACACCACTTGAGCTAACCGAAGTAGTCGAAGAAAGCTGCGTACCACCAATAACCTGACCGTTAAAACCGATCTGAGGTGTGTGGACAGTAACGTCATCAACCCAGTTAGGAGTAGCGTTAGGAGTACCAACGTAGCTTGGGTAGCTCTGACCTTCAGTACCCGAAGGCACAAAAGCAGTCAGTGTAGGAGTAGTACCAGTACCGCTCACCACGGTAAGGCCAACACCGCTAGGAACAATAATGCTCGTAGTCGTGTTGTACAGGTAGTTAGCACCACCGGCATTCACGTAGAACGTGTAACCAGCCAAAGGACCGGCAGCAAGAGCTGAGATCAACTGGTTAACGTTGCTACCGGTTGAAGTACCAGTCAATGTTGTGGTAACAAGACCAGTACCAGTACCACTAAGGGTAAATGTACCAGCAGCCGATGGGACTGACAGCTCAAGGATACCACTTGCCGTGAAGGCAGCGTTAACCATGATGGCATTATCAATCGAAGGACTGACTGCACCAGGCGTGATACCACCGCGTGTTACACCACGGAGTGCCTGTTTTGTAGACTGCTCGTTTGGAACGTTAGGTGTAATAGCCATATTAGAATCCTCTCACGGTTGTGTTGTATTGGTCGTTCTGGAAAACATAGCCGGTGTTGACTTGTCCAGCCCAGCCATTACCACTCAAGGTAGGCTGTGCGTAGCCACCACTGACGGTACCGGCGAACGTCTGAGGTGCCCAAACGTTGAACCATGGCAGGCTGTAGATTGTTGTACCGCTAAGCACCGTACCGCTGGGGATGATTGCACCCAATGGCCCGGCAGTGGCCTCAACAGCAGGCTTCACTGTGTTCTTGATCTCATCGCTCATTTAAGCTCCTTCTAAAGGTGGAGCTTTGCAGTCCACCGGTTGTTATACGTTCTTTGGTTTTGCAGTGCTAGTACTTGAATTCCAGATCTGCTCCCAAGACTGTGATGGGCCCTTAGGCTCAGCTTCGTCAGGAAGAGGGATCTTGTACAGGCCTGTGTTCTCGCTAGCTCCTGCAGCGAGGCTTTCACGGAGGTGATCCATGTGACTCTCGCTTGTGCTGTTCTCATCTCTAAGATCAGCGATTTTTGCCTCTGCTTCATCGGATGTAATGAAGGCAATTCGACCACGTTGTACAGCTCTCAACAAGTAAGCATCCTTGCGTACTTCTTCAGCGATTGGCTGGATGCTACCGTGGTAACCAGCGCCGTTTAGCTTAAAGCTACCCTTGTCGCTAGTAAATACAGTCGATCCATTCATCAGGTTCTCGATCCAGTCTGCAGTTTGGATATCCTGCATACCTGTGAATGAAGCTGGAGCACGCTTTTGGAGTGCTGCTGCTCTGTCCACTGGGTCAGCCTTGTGCTCTTCGAAGTGACCACCCAGATCAATTACTGGAACTGGAGTACTCTCTGAGCTTGTGTCGCTTGATTTTGATACTGTTCTTGCCATCTTGTTCTTCTCCTTGTTTCAAGGCAATGTGCACATTTTGCACACTGCTAACAGATCTAGGAAATCTGTAGGTAATACGAGTTCTATACGGTGCCGGGGGCGATTTGCTTTGCAGGCAGGGATCGTCCCCCCGGCTCGTATGGCTGTTAAGACTAGGCTTTCACAATCTTTCCGAGGCCACGGGGGTTGAGAACGATCTCGGAGACGAGCTCGTCCATGACCCAACCCTTGTGGAACTTCTCAGGCGTGTGGTTCTCTTCGACGTCGAGCGAGTACATGACGGGGAACACACCGAGGAACTCGGGGCTTGGGGTCATGTAGACAGTACCCTGAGGCACTTCGATCGAACGCTGAACTTGGAAACCACCGAATTGAACGATGCGCTCACCAGCAACGACGCGGTCCTTGAAGGCCCAACCCGTCTGGTTGATGTCCCACTTGTAGAGGTCACGGTAGTCGAGTGGGTTGAACAAAAGACGCGAGGCTTCCAACTGGTGGACTTCGATGAGTGCAACGAGGTCGTACAGCGAGTCAGGGGTGATGTAACCCGAGAGCTCGTTAACGATGTGGTTAGGCGACACAACGTGGTTGGGGTCAACCGCGTAGTTGTTGATGGCAGCTTCGAGCACCGTGATCAAACGGGCGTCTTCCTGCATCATGATTGCCTGCTTGGACATGTCCTGGGCGTATTCCACGATGTTCACGCGGAGGTACCAGAGGTCTTCCTTCTTGATCTGGGGGAAGGTAGCGATACGGAACAAGCGGACTGGAACCTTCTTACCTTCGAAGGGGGTCACACGGACTTCACCTTCGTTACCGGAAAGAATGTAAGCCTGACCGTACTCGTCCAAGACGTCGTACATGACGGGAACACCAGGGGTCAACGGGTCTTCCAGAAGCACGTTACGGGTCATACCCTGGTAACGAAGCTTAAGCTGGATGGGACCAATCATACCCTGACCCAAACGGACCATGTAGTTGTCCTTGTCAGCCAGAACACCGGCGAGACGACGTTGCTTCTCTTCACGAGTAGCAGTTACGCGGCCAGTGGCTGTCTTAAGACGGTCCTGGGCCTCGATGATGCCAGCGACGTAGTCGTCTGACTTCTTGGCTGTACGGGGAGCAAGGTGCTCAGCGACAGCGCCATTAGGAGTAATTGACATATGTATATTCCTTTCAGATTAGTTCGTTGAACCGAATGGTACGAGACGGACAACGATCTGGGTTGGGCTGATGACATCGATCAGCTCAGCAACTGGGCTACCACCAAGGGTGTTAGCAGTACCGGAGACAGACGTAACCTGACCGTTAGCGTTGGTGTACAACAGGGTGCGAACACCAGTTGTCAGAACGTTGTAAGCCTGGGTTGTGTCAAAAGCAGGAGCAGTCAACGTGAAGAAGGCGTTAGAGCCACCAAGCCACACAGCCCAAGCGTTGATACCGACCTGAGTCACGTCATCAATGTTGGGGTTGCGGTCGAGAGCCGAAAGACCAAAGGCACGAGCACCAGTCGTAGTAACAGCGGTACCAGCATTGGCAACGGTGTCAGGACCAGTACGGTACATGACCATACCTGAGTAGATGTTCGTGGTGTCCGAAGGATCCAGGAACGTGTTGTAAGGTGTAGCCTCGTACTTTTCGTACAATGGGGTGCACGTACGGTGAACCCCAACGTTAGCTACGCTATTAAGTTGCAGCATATTTTCTTTCTCCTGTTAGTAGGGGATTTTGGTTAAAGTGTCATCAGCCAATCGTCAGACATAACGTCCTGACGAGTAACTGCTGAGGCCGTTGTCAACCGACCCATTTCTGGCAAACGATTACTTCCACTTGCCACTTTCTGGCTCCGGGGTTGACGAGCCCCAGACTCTTCGAACATGTTGATACTGTCTACAAAACCTGCCAGCTTAGTATCAGACATTTGTTCAAACTTTGCGATGTGCTTAGCACGATCGTCGTGTTGGACCATACCCATCTTCTCGAGACGGTCTACAACTTGGATAGCAGCGAAGATCTTTTCACGGCTAGCCTGCACAGCAGCAACAGTACCTGCGTAAGGAGCAAGAGCAGGGTTTGTGCCATCTGAGAAGTCAATTCTCTGGTGGTTAGGGCCATGCAGCTCATCGTCAAGGATGCCTGTCTCGGTACCATCGTTGTAGAATGGCACGTAACCAGCATCTTCGCCGTTTACCTCTTCAGGAACAAGCACGTTAGTCTGGTGGTCAGGCTGCATAACGCGCTGACGGTCCCAAACACCGGCTTGGTCATCGAGGTCACGGACATCAACAACCTGGAGGCTCTCTTGGTTACCGTTAGAACCCTTGTGGATATTCCCGTTAGCCATTCTACCACTGCAACCAGCCTTTTCACAACCAGGACCTGTGCAGTGCTCTTCGGAAGCCTTCTTCTTCTTCAAGAAAGCAGGCTTGTCGTCGTCATCATCATCTTCGTCGTCTTCGCAGTCTTCGCAACCCTTGCCCTTGCAATTCTTGCAGTCCTTTTTCTTAGACTTAGACTTGGTCTTCTTCTTGGCTGTGGTGCCTTTTTTGTCGTCTTCGTCGTCTTCGTCGCCATCGTCTTCTTCGCCAGTGGCAGCAGTCTTGATGTCTTCCAAGAGACCCTCAAGAGCTCTCAGGTCGACAGAAGCTTGACGGTAGTCACCAGTAACAACGAGGTCATTCTCAATGTCATTCACGATGCTTGCAACGGTACCAACAACCTGGTTGATGTCACTGTCCGCGCTAGCGAAACGGAGAACAGTTGCAGCTTCAGTAGAAGCAGTGACAAGGTTGCTGAAGTCAAAGTCAACTTCATCGCGAATTGCATCGCGGACTTCACGGCTAGCCTTGTAAACCTGGTAGAGGCTTTCATCAATAGCTTTAACACTTGCGTACACGGGACCACCTTCTGCGTAAACGGCACTCGAGCCAGGACCACCGATGATTTCACCCTGGTCAGCTGCATCAAGATCACGGACATCAAGCTGGCGCATCATAGGTTGGTCAGCAATCCAGCCACCTACTTCAGCAGCAGGAGCAGGAGCTTGCTCAGGCCAACCGCCTGAACCAAGACTGTCGATCTGGTCATATGGTTGCTGTCTAGGAGTGGTAGTCATTCCCGACATACCTCTCTGTTGGTAAGCATTGTCTGCTTGCTTAATCATCTCGTCATCAAAACGGCTCATGATTGCTCCTCGCTAGTTTCTTCGTTTTTGTTCTGTGCATCAACTTCCGCAGTACCTTTAAGCAAGTCCCACATTCTTGTGGTGCCATCCATTGCTGCATTCATTGAGTCATCTTGAAGAGCTCCAGGATTCATACCCTTTGCACTCTTCTTCTTTAGCTTGTTTTTATTCTTTTCGATCTTTTGTGATGCTGGGCTAAGGAAGTTACGCCTTAAACTTTTTTGCACCTCAGGATCTATACCCAGGAACTTGGGTCTTTTAAATCCTAAAGCTCCAGCAATTTCGTGTCCACATGCAGAATTTTCACAAGAACCCGACAAATCTCCCTTTTTTAAGGAATCATTGTTAAAAGTAATTTGTCCACAACGTGGGCATTTCACCTTTCCGTTACCTGCTGGAGTACTGAAGTCCATTCCATTGAAGTCGTTAGAAATGACATCAACAAATGACAAGCTGCGATAAGCTGCTTTAGCATTAGGGTTCTGCTCTGCAAGACTCTGTTGCTGTTCCTTTACAACCTGTTGAATACCCATTGCATCTTGCCACTCTTGAATAGCTTCTTGCACCCGAGGGTCAACATAGCTACAGTCTGGGCAAATACCATCTCTGTAGCCATTGCCTTGGCACTGCGGGCAATCACCCAAAGGTGAAATGGTTACTCTGATTACTTCCAGTGCGTACTTCTTGATATCGTTAGATACTTTAAGAATAGGCATTGTTAGTAACGCTTCTTCTGCAAGAGCCAAGCACTCTCGTCTGCTGGTTCAAATACAAAGCTCAGCTCGAAGAAGTTTGGCTTAATGCAACTTTCGTATACAAGGCTTTCGATGCGCTTTCCAGCTTTGTAAACAGTAACGGTACGTCCCTTAAGACGAGGAATGTGTGTGCAATACTCAGCAGGCTTGCTAGCGTATTTACCGCAAGCTGAGCATTCAGTGCCTTCGACGTCAGCACCCATGCTGACAGCGTTCAAGCTGCCTTCCATAATGGAATTGGCAAGCTTAGGAAAAGTCTGTGCATCAACTTCCATAAGGCAGTAGACACTGGCATCTGTTGCACCAGAAGCAAGCTTGCTCTCACGGTAAACAGCATCAAGGATTACACCGCGAGCACGCTCAGGATCTGAGTTATTATGCTCAACATAGATTGGACGACCAACGAAAGTCTTGTAGCTTTTCTTGATCTGGTCAACAGGCCAACCATCATAATTAGCGTTTACTCTGGAGGAAATGGCTCTAGAAACAGCGTAAACATAACCGGGTTCTGGCTTGAAACTAAAGTCATCAAGCGTAACGTTGTGCAGCTCAATAGGTTGGCCAATGCTAGCCAAGGACTCTCTACCTTGTAGAGTAATTGAGGGGGCGCCAAATTTAATCATCTTCAGAACCTATCTTGCGTTAACACTGCGTTTACATCGTCTAAACGATGAAATCTATGTTAATTAGTGGTGTAAGTTAATTTCGTCTTCAAGCGCATCAACAAGGTTGTGCACTTCTTTAGATTGTTCTTGCTCGATCTCAAGTATTTGATTGATCTTTACAAGCAGTTCTTCAATTGTTTCTAAGCTTTTACGTAGGACAGCAGCATCTGCTCGTGTTTGCTCAAACATGCTTATGCCAACAACAGACTCAATGAACAGTGCCATGTACGATGCCCATACATTCCACCAACTGATCACACCAATATCAAATGTTCCCCAAATAACAAAAAAGACCGTGATAAAAGTAATAGTGCCAATAAAATACCAATTACGGATAGAGAATTGAATCTTCCAAGAAACGTGCTTGCCAAGACCGATAGAATCGCCCGTGATGGGGTGCCTAAATGTTCTTGCCATTAGTCCTCGTCTTCGTGCGCTGCTCTTAATCCTTCATGGTAGCCAAGGTGGCGATCGAGAGATTGTGTAAGTTTGTCTACATGGTTCTCAAGTCTCATCAAGTGGTCAACTTTTGTCTCTAAGCGATTCCACTGGTCTTTGGGGCTTGATCCACCATTAGTTTTAAATTGGTTAAAAAGACGTTCAAATTTATCGTCTTGATCAATTTTTGTTTCTGTAATCTTTGCTTCAAGTTCATCCATCTTATTATCGCTATGACGAACAATAAGTTTGTAAATAAAACGTGCTACAGCACCAAAACCAGCAGCAGCAAAGAAGAAATTAGATAGGTAACTAAACCACGTATTGCTTGTGTTAAAAAAAGATGAGGCAAGCATTATGCATCAATTTTTTCATAGATGCTGTTTCTTAGATCAAGCTTGTGGGCGTTGCGGCATTTACTGCCTTCTCCCTCTTTGATAATGTCAAGCTTGACAAGTGGGCTAACTACTTCAAGAAAGCTCTTTTTATTAAAAGCAGCTTTTGGTAGAAGACGAGGAGTCTCATTGTTAAAAAGAGTGCTCATAGGGGTCTCCGGTTCAATAATGCATGTTCTACTTCTTAGTGCATTATTTACGCACCTATAAATCCTACAAAGCTGTTTCTTCTTCAGGGTTTGTCTGTACGACACCAGGAGCAGAGCTTGCGGTACCACCACCTGGGTTGTTACCACCTGCCATATCAGCAATTGGGTTGCCCGTATTCTGGTTGTTAGTAGGCGTAGGTATCATTGAACTTTCGCCATCAAGAGCGTTAGCAAGGTGTTGTTTAAACGTTTCCTCATCAAACTTCTCATAGCTATTGTCTACGATAACCTTCATACCAGAAGCAAGCTTCATGCGCTTACGTTTACGCTGCTCAAATGGTACGGCGAACTTCATACGGTCACCATACTCAACGCGTCCGCTAAAGTCGTCGTCTTCATCCCAACCAGATACCGATGCAGTCTTCTTCTTAGGCCCATTCTTAGGACCCTTCTTAGAAGGCTTAGGTTGGCTCTTACGCTGTTCGTAGCTGATCTCTGGGCGTTGACGTTCTTGAGCTTCTTGGTTAATGCTTGGGTACACTTGAGCACCAGCGGCTGCATCGCTATTACCTGCTGTGTTACCAGTCATGTTAGGAGCACTAGGCGGTGCAACAAGACCAGCCATAGCACCTGGAGCAAGCTGTGCACCAAGCGATGGGTCTTCCAACATCGCGAGGTAGGCCTGGTATTCCTGCACATATTCTGGTGGCACTGGCAATTGCAATGTCATCAAACGGTTGAACAGTTCTTTCTTGAATTGCTGCTCAGCAACAACCGTCTTAATCTTCTCTTCCTTACGTGCATGAATTTCATCATCAAAGTCAATTGGGATATTGACAGCAAGGGTGCTGAGTGAGATTGGGAAGCCTGAGGCACTGAGCTGCTGGAGGAACCCACGCTCAACTGTCTCATCTCTCAAGTTCATTGAACGGAATCGTACTTCTGGGATAGCTAGCTTGGGTCGTTCTTCAACGTACTCAGCACCAGTCTCTTCATCAACCATGAGAACAGTTTCCATAACAGGAACCATTTGGCCGCCTACGTTACGCATCTCGTAGTGACCCTGTCTTTCTGCTACTGGTTCCATACGGCTACGGATAAAGCGTTCAATCTTGTGCTGGTATGTGCTAAGCATCTGGGTGATGAGCTCACGGTTAAGAGCACCAGAAGCATATGTACCACCCTGGCCACCCTGAATAAGGTCAGCACCAATACCAAATACACCCATGAGGTTTGTCTGTACGCGCATGAAGTCTGTATCAAGACGAGGCATTGACTCACGACCAAAGGCATTCTGAATCTGCAGACCATGGTGGTATGTCATCAAACGGAAGTCTGAGTTGATAGCCATAGCTAAGTCGTCACGCAATGACTGAAGCTCTTGAGCGTCAGGGATCCATGGACCGTCTTGGTCTACATCAGGAAGTCCCAGAGTAGCAAGAATAAGAGGACTGTATAGGCGGTCAGCAATAGCGTCTTGAGCAGCATTAAGGGACTCTTCGAGCATAAGCGTTCTAAAAGCACGAAGAAGAATTGGCGTACCGTGTTCGCTCCAAGGATTAGTAGAGAACTTGATCTGTTTCATGATCACATCAGAAACAGGTACTTCTTTATCTTGTCTAGCCCACGCCACAACGTCAGGGTAGAGTTGCATAAGCATTGCATACTCTTGTGGTGGGTCACGACGCTCGATAAGACGCTTGATCTCTTCAGGTACTTTAACGTGGTACTGGTACGTTCTAAGAGCACGGTTCTTAGCAACGATAACATCGTTGGGGTTGATGATCTCATCTTCTTCCCATGCACCAATACCATCGTGCCAAGAACCCATGGCGAATACTTCACCAACGGTCCAGTGTTCACGGCCAAGGTCATAAAGGAAGTCTTGGTAATTAAGACCATCAAAGAACAACTCGTTGTAGAAATCAGAGATGCGCTTGTCTGGGTGAACCAGCTCAATGTCTAGAAGTGGAAACCTAGTATAAATATCAATAAGGCCAGGTACCAGATGGTGAGTAGTATAAAGTAAGCGGGCCCAGTCTCTGATTTTTCTGGTTTGCTCATCGGGGTCCTCCATGTTGAACCACCACGTACGCTCACGCCAGTATTCAAATGGGTCATGTAGTTTAGGAAGAGCCCACTGGGCATCTGATCCTGTAGCGGCAGCTAACCTACGATTTGGTGTGTTGGCAATTCCTTCAAGGTTAAAACCTTGCTTAAGAGAGTTAAGACGTTGTCTACCTTCTGGAGGGCCACCCATAGCCATAGCCATAGGACCAATGTCATTAAGCATTGATCCACTAGTTTTAGCTCTGCTAAGCATGTCGCGAGCAGCAACACGACCAGCAATAGGGTTTTTAGGAAGGGTAATACCGGCTGTTCTCATACGGTTTAATTCCGTAGAGGCACTCCAGTCATTGGTAGCCATCAATTAATCTTTCTAGAATGCCATGCAGCTACAAGATTCAACCCCAGGGATGGCCTGGTGACCACATGGATAGTTTACACTACGTGTAGCTCTAATGATACCACCTGAACGGTTCTGAGTGATAGGATTTCCATTAAAATCAAAGTTAGCACCGACTCTGCGGATTGAAGCTTGTCTGATGTTTTGTTGTCTTTCCATAGTTTCTCCTTAACCGAAGTAGTCTGCGTTGTTCTTAATTGCAGCAAGTGGCTCTGGGTCTTCTGCATATCCGGTCTGCTGACCACCACTAATAGTGATTCTGTCATTGTCCTGGATGTTGAGCTGACCGATATTGCCATTATCATAAATAGCATTCTGACCAATGCTCTGAGCATTAATATCAAGGAAGAATCCAGGGATAGACCAGTTAATGATTCCAGCCCCTGGTGTACCGCTGGCAACAATGCGGTAAGCGTTGTAAACTACGCTACCAATGCCAGATTGGTTAAGATTAAGTGATCCACCACCACTAGTTACTGTGCCAGTTGCAATTACATTCCAAGAGGCATCCGCTGCGGAATAACGGTCATATGAACCTTGCCATGAAACACCTGCACTGCCAGAGAAGGTTGCTGCTGGTGCCAAGTTGAGAACAGCGGTTGTCAAGTCAGTAATTGCAGTCGCAGCGCCAGGAGCAAAGATGAATGAGGTGTCTGTATTGCCATTACCATTAACGTTGAGGTTGAGGCCGGGACTCAGAACCCCAGTTATGCCACCATTCCATGATTGGTTCAGTGTGATTTCACTACCGGAAGATACTGGTGAGTATGCAACTGCAGCAGGGTTAACAGAACCAGGCGTACCATCGTTACCATATACAGTAACAAATTGACCTAATACGTATGGCTTCTTTACTTGCTTTGGACCGTATCCTTCTGCGAATTCCATCTTGTCTCCTTAAAGACTCATATAATCTATACCTAGATCCGGTGTATCTGATTGCTGGAGAAACTTCATAGCATTCATGCTAATGTCATCATCTGCAACGCTCATAGCCGGTGCATCAGCCATTGGTACTGACTGAACTGTCTGTGGCCTTGGAGCAGGAGCAGCTTGCACAGGAGCCGGAGCTGGCCTTACCGTAATCGCTTTTTCTAGCTTGCTTTCCATGTTCTTAAAAGCGTTAGCTACTGGGTTCAGTGAGTTCTTTATTGCTGATTCAATCTTTGTTACTGCTTGTTCAATCTGGGGACCAATTGGTTCTTCAACCTTTGGTGGTTCTGGCTTGATGTAATACTTGTGTAGCACATCGTTGCAAAGATCCCAAGTTAACTTATCAACTCTAGGTCCAACAAGGCGAACAATACGTTTTGCCTTGTTATCCCATTGGAAGCTAAATTCATAGCCATCATAGTTGGTAAGCGTTCCCCATTCCATTTCGTTCTCAGTGTACTTAATCGCTAAGAATTCAATGTTAGTTATTTGCTCTGGCTCGGGTTCTTCCCAAGTTTCTATTTCTTCCCATTCATCTTTGATAGGAAACTCAACCTCAAGGATCTCTTCTACAGGAGTAGAAACGATCTTAGTTCTTCTGGACCTAAACATGAGCTATTGGGCAATCACCAATTCGTAGTCGCCCTTGCGCTCAACAGAGGCAGTACGGTCATCCCAGATAACAGCGAACTCACTGTCACCAACGGCAATAACCGTACCGGCGATCTTTGTGCTAGGTGTCTCTGCAACGACTCGAGAGTTGATCAACGAACCGGTGCTTACGTTGGCAACAAGGCCAAGCGTAAAGTCAGGGTGAGCCTGATTCGTACGGAAGCCATTAGCTTGGCTAGCAAACTTACCAGCTGCCTTGGAAGGAACAAGCTGCAGGTCACCAGTACCAGCGACTTCAGGCTCATTAGCCATGATGTCACGGTCACTAGCAGGACCAAACACTTGGTTGTTGGTCATACCTTCATCAACATAACGTTGAATCTGGTCGCCCAGGCCCTGACGCTGTTGCATGTAAGCGTCCATGTTTTTCTCGAAGTGGTTGCTGTCCTGGTCAATGTAGTCACCAATCCATTGCTGGCTTGGGTCCATAAAGTTAACATCGGGGTTAGCACCCATATCAGCTGCAGTCTTATCGAACAATTCAGCTACTTTAATATTCAAACGGGGTTCCATTAATCTCTCCTGTGCGTGGATACATACACTACGGTATGAATCGTGGTTAATTACATTGCTCTACTTGCTTGGTGGGTTAGGTGCACCCGTGTCATCAGAGTCATATTCTTCTGATTTATTAACTTCTGTTGCAGGTTGTACTGCTGGTGATTTCTTCATATGAGTCAAGTTATTAACTTCTTCTTTAGCAATAAAACGCATTTTTGAAGCAAAAGCCCACACGCTATCATCATCTTGAACATTGGCAACCATTTGCATAGGCTGCTCAGCTGGGGCACCCAAAGTATTCATTTGATTAGTTCTAAGGTAAGACGGGAGCAGCTCTTGTAGTGAGAAGTCCTGGTTGTCTTGCTTCAAACCACCTGAGTTCATAAGGCAGTATTCGTGGGAAAACAATGGCCTTTTCTTATCTACAGCAACACCATCTTGGTGTACAGGGCCAAGACCATCTGTATACGAAGGTAGATCACAAAAACGGCAGGGTACACCCTCGGGGGCATCCTTTGGCTCTACGTAGCTTCTTTTACGGTTCATTATTCTTCCTCATCATCTGGATCAAATCCAGCAGCTCTTAGGCCACCATTGATGTGACCTTCGCTCTTGATAGCGTCGTGGACATCTTCCAATTCATTTTTGCTTAGGTTTCTTTTTTTCTCGCGGAAGTGTTTTTTATTGACTGTATCAGCCATTCTTTGCGCATCTTCGTCAGAAATCTCAGGTACACCACCCTTCAATCGACCGGGCATTTGACTTGTTGGTAGATTAAGCCCTGGGCTCTTAATAGCTGCTTGGTAAGCTAAAGTTGATGGTGAAGCTTCATCAAAGTCATTTCTGTTATTGATACTTACGTGACCAGCGAGTACTCCATGCATTTCTCTAGGAATCAAACTGTGTTTGTGGTTTAGTGGGACCCCATATACGGCATGAGCTTCCTCTGCAAGACCATACATACGTCGTCTAGCTTCATTGTTAGGCGTGGTATACATGAGGTGCTTATAACCTTCTGTACTAAGAAGCGTTGGTTTTAAGTGGTGAACAACAGCCTGAATCTTTTGATCTTGGTTCGCATCAGGGTTATCTCTGTGGCTAGGATCGACATCACGTCTAAACATGGTTGTCTGAACGTCTCCAACAGTTTGCAAGAATTGAGAGTTGACTGTATCTACTCTACCAACCTGGCTAACGTGACAGGCAAAAGGTACTGCAGTTACTCTTCTTGATGTAGTCTTTTCACCAATCATTGGCTGCAGTTCATCCATTGCATTAGCAATGTGGTCTTGCACAGGCTTTCTTACGATTCTATCCCGTTTACTCTTCCAAGATTTGTTAACCGTGTCACCACTAGTACGTCTAGTTTGACGACGATAACCATACGTACCTTTTATCTGATCTCTTAACGCATTACGATCATCTTCCGCACTAGCGCCCCACTCAACGCCTTCAACGTATTGCCCATCATGGCTGACGTTTGTAATAACACCAAAAGTGTGTTTACCCTGATAGCCACCAGCATTGGCGGTTTCATCACGCATTTCTCTTTGTCTATGAGGAGCTTTGTAAAAAGATTCTTGATAACTTTTTGCGTTTGCTTCGTCTACAACATTCTTCCACTTACCATAATCCTCATGAAATTTAGGATCGTTTATGCCGCCTTCATAATTATTTTCTGTAGGCATACCCGGTACATGGACAGCACCATCAGTGTGGTGGCGCAGCATGTAGTCTTCTTGGGGCAAATCAGAATAAAGAGCAGCATTAGGGTTAGTATTGTCCCAACCACCAATCTTATAGATGGGAGTGCCTCGTCTAATTCCTTGTCTAGGGTGACCACCCATGATTTGCAACATAGGAGCAATGTTGTCTTTTTCACCAACAGTGGCGCGGCGGGCAGCAAAAGACACAGTACTAGTGCTTGATCCAGCTCGTGAGAAAGCAACACCACGTGGGATCTTAGGGCTACTGCATTCTCTGCAGCCATTTCCGTCACATTTAGTACAGTTCTTTTTTCTTTTTTCAAGGAAATTAGCACGTGCCTGGTCGGCTGGTCCTAGTGGGCCACCACCTTCTTCGTCAAGATTGCCTTGCCCAAGAACATGATCACAATCTTTTGCACAGTGCATTCTTTGACCATTAATTTTTTCTTCATGGTGCATGCACTGGTTATCAGTGCAGAACTCAGAAGGATGGCAACCTTTTATCAAGTTACCATCTTCATCTTTTCTGTTTAATCTGTGGCGTAAGATAGCTCTATTGATAGGGCAACCATCAGCACAGTCATGAGCAAGGCAGTTATCTTCGTGCCATTGAACGTTTTCGTTGTGCTTACGGTTCTCCATAGAAACGTCAGACATGTTGTCAAGCAAGTCAGCATGCTCTTTCGGTAGATGGAAACCTTTGTTACCACAAGTAATACATTCAAGTTGCTCATGTGGTTTGTTTACTGGAGCTTCCTCAAAGCCACCGTGCATCTTCCCTTTGCATGTTGGGCATGGGAACTGTGAAATCATAGTAAGCACAGGTACTTTTAACAATGCTGCCATTTTGTGAAGATTGCTATGGTACTCGCTAGCTTCACTTTCAAAAGGCTTATACTCTTCTGGGTCTACAACGTTCCTAAACTTTTGACCTTTTTGAAGCTTTGGTTTATATGTAATAGGCTCAGCAGAATAAACAGTAATGTCACCAGGCAATGGAGTCTTACGGGTTGTGCTTGGCTTTTCTTTAGCTTTACTTGGGCGTACACGTTCTTGAGCTTCCTCAGAATAAAAACCAGCTTCACCCATTTGCTCTGGAGTCATTGAGCTATATTCGTCGTATTGGTTAAAATCTTCTGGGGTAGCAGCAATCTTTGAGTTAAAAGTTGGTTTATTCATTTGCTTTTGCCTCTACTTCTGCTGGCTTAATTGTCCAGCTATCTGTCTGATAATCTGGGAACTTAGATACTGATTGCTTAAACAATTCTGCACTTCTAGGCCCACTGAAACGTTTAATACGCTCATGTAACTTAGCAGATGATTTAGCAGCACCTTCAGTGTCACCTTGTCTAAGAGATTTATACAATGCATCTGTATCCATATTGTAACGACCAGAATTTGCATCAGGCAAAATGCCCATAGTACGTTCAACAGCATACACACCTTCTTGCATGTGCTCCGGGAAGTTTTCTGGGTCGTGTCTAAAGACAGGTTGGTTTACTGCACGTTCTTTTACTTTCTTTGCAACATAGGGATGGACTAAGTCAGGAACTGTACCCACTTTGCTAGCTAATTCTTTAGCTAAAGCAAGATCCGCTGAAGGTGCTGTGTAATGAGCATTTGGTTTTTTCCAGTTCTCTTCACTCTTCCTAAGAGCGTCAAGCAGATCTTCTTTAGGCGTGCTAACACCATTTTGCAACATACCAGTAACGAACTGTGATCTAAGTGGCTTAGTACTGTTTATATCATCAACATCTGCATCATTCATATTTCTATAGAAATCTGTTGTTGTTTTTTTAGTCTTTGCATCAATAAGGTCAGGAAAGTGGTGGAATTCATGAGGACTAGCTTCAAGACCTTCACCATAGGTATCAACCATAGACTTTTGTAGCATTCTGGTAGGAACATAGACACCAGCGCCCGCACCAGTCTTAGAATCACCATGGAAGATGTGTGTACCTGGAGGCAACGTGCTTGAGTCTGCTGCGCTTCTTATGTGGCAGGGGCATGGCAAACCTGTAGCTTTACCATTCTCGTCAAACATCTCTTGATCATCATGATCACAATTTATGCAGTCTTTACGACGTTCATGGTGGTAGTGATCAATGCCAGTGCTACCAACACCAGTGCCTTTCAATGGGAAAGCAACTTGTGCCATGCCATAAAGTACATCTGCAGTATGGTTTTTAGTTGCGCTTTCGTAGTTATCATCCCATGATGTTGAATCTTTTTTAACCAAAGTTGGGGTGTCACTAGTCTTATCGTACATTGTTCCATCGCAATATGGACAAACGTTATCGGGTGTCAAATGGATACTAGAGTCGTGTGACTCACAGTTATCACAATCAATTGCGCTTAGATCATGCCCTGTACCCTTACAGGTTGCGCATCGTACTGATTTTGCACCATCATCAGTAAATTTGTTACCAGCACAAGTTCTGCATGTAGGTGCGTCTTCAGGATTAACGTACTTTAGCTTGCCCGCGCCCAAACCAATTGTGTGTGGTACAAGGATAGGCTTACCGTTGCTATCAACGGATTCTTTTTTTCTTACGTTGCCCTTGAAGCAATCACGGTCCCCAACAATGTTTTCATTCTGGTATGCGTTAACCTTACCATCACCACATGCGCACAAAGGACGTTCATACATATCAGGATCATCGCCAGTAACATCGCTTGCTTTTGCAGCGTTGTAACTTGTATAACGTCTAACAGTATCACCCTCTGTTGTAAAGTGCGTCATAGGCATGAATGTACCCTCGGGACCACCTTCATCAAAAGCGTGAGCTAATGTAGTTTTTCCATTCACATTGCGGAAAAATTTGAGCAATGGGTTCTGTGAAAGACGCTCTTTGTAGCCAGGGACACTGCCACCTTGCACTCTTTGTGGCAGTTGTTCTGGGGTATCACCTCTACCATGAGGCACTACACAACCATGGGTTGAATCCCCTCCGCACACACAAAGATCGTCACCCTTTTTATAAGGGCTAGCACTAAGAGCCAATGACATTAAGTGGTGAATAGCATCACCTTTGTGGTTGGCAATGATATTAGCAACTGAGTCTGGGTCTAGCCCATCAGAGCCAGTCCCTGCGCCTTGCGCTTTGCTTTTCTCACCCTGTTCATTAGCACGCAGAAGCTTGCTTGTAGCACTACTAATGTTCTCGCCAGGATTTACGCGTCTAAAACCTAAGATACCAGTCGGTGCTTTATCAAGAAGAAAATCAGCATGCTCAGAGTTTGAGTATTGTGATTTAGGGATACGAACTGTACGGTACTGACCACTACTAAGCAAAGTTTGCTTCAAGTCGCGGGTATAGTCAGCACCACGGTTATTTTCTCCCGAGTACTTAGGTATTTCATGGTGAACAAACTCCCACGAAGGTGGTTCTGCAGTTGGGTTTGTGTCTGGGTCATAGTCGTGATCACCCATCAAAATAGCAAATGGTGCGTCATTAAAATCATCAGTTTGTTTGCGCTTTTTTTCACGCTTTTTGCGAGTCTTACGTGCTTCGTTCTCAAGCCGATTGTATTCTTCTTGTTTTGCGTTAGGCAGCTCAGGCTCAAAGTTATTGGCTGAAGTCTTAACGTATTCTATCTCTTTATTAAAAACAAACTTTTTCATTATAAGCTTTCGTCATCTTCGAGTTCGTTTTCATTAAACAACCGGTTTACTCTTGCTTTTGGAATATTAATTGTTGGGCTACTAGTTGGCGTGGCAGGTGTTGGCGCGGCAGGTGTTGGCTTGTTCTTACGCTCTCGACCAGGACGCTTGGTTTCTGTAGGAGCTGTAGGAGCTGTAGGCGTTTCTGTTTCGCCAGCATTGAATTTAATCTTTGGTTTAAGCTCTTTTTCATTAAAGTATTCCACTGGTGTTCTATTTGGATTAGGCACTGGTGTAGCATCAGCATCAGCATCAGTTCTACGTCGCGTTCTATTTTCTTTATTTTCCAAGATTTTTCTTTTAGTCAGCCTAGCTTTTGCTTTGTCTGATCTTTCAGTGCGCATTTCTGTTCTGTTGTGGAAACGGTTCTGCGTGTCTGGGCTTTCACCAGGATTTAGATCAGGTCGTTGATGCTGAAGCATGTGCTCCATGTTGACGCCTTCATTCAAAAGCAAAGCAGCATGGTTAACACAAGAATGGATTTGACTATTGCCGGAGCGGGTGATAATAATCTCACCATGCTTGTTCTCTGCGCCGATGGTGCTATCCCAACTCTTACCACCACGTTTTCTAGCTTTTTTTGCTTTTCTAGATTCTCGCTGAATAATGCCGCAATTACCTAAGTAAGCCCAGTCTTTTTTTTCATCTTCGGGAAGAGAGTCTACAAAGTCTGCTATAGCGCAACGCTTCTTTGGGTCGTAGTGTGTATCATGAATTGACATTAGTCACCCTTACAACGAGTAGATTCTGCAATAAATTTATCCATACGGTCACGCTTTGAGTAACCATCAGAGTCATATTCTTGTGGATCTCTTTTGATATCAATGATGCCTTGCTTATACTGATCAGATCCCTTGATCTTAGCAATGTTATCAAGCGTTTCAAAGCCATCTCTTTTTTCACAACCACAATGCACGTGAGTTTCTTTTTCTCCACGTTCTTTAGTGACTGCTTTGCCATACCCGTCATCGGACAGGCCTTTGTCAAGGATTGCCTTGCTAAGCTCTTTTATATTCTCGCGTTTTTCATTAGTTTCTCTTAAGTCATTTAAGGTATCATCAAGAGCAGCATTGTAAGTAATGCCTTTTTTGTCACTTTTTCTTACAAGCATTTTTTGTGTTTTTTCGTTGTCTTCACGTAAAAGGTGAGCAATGAAACGGTCAGGCCCTTGCACAGCGTGAGGAGGAACATTGACAGTTTTCTTACGGTTCTTATCTTGCTTTAGCTTTCTAGCAGCACCTGATTCAGCAATAGGAGCAAGGTTCTCATCTTCTTCATCAAAACTTTCGTTTTCAGGGTTGTGAGGGACAGCAGTTTGTTCTGTAATTACTTTTGGCGTAGAGCTCTTAAACTTCTTAGGCCTTGGTGGTGCTGTTGGGATTGGGACGATATCCTCGTCTTCTTTACCCTCTTCACCGCTGTCTTGTGAAGTACCCTCTTCTTGATTGTCTTCGTTTTCGGGCTCTTCGTCTACCCCTGGAGCAGCAGGGGTAAAAGAATGATTATCATCGTAAGTAAACTTACCTACCTGATTTTCTTCTTCCTCTTCCTCTGATGCTTCTGATTCAGCTTGGTCTTTTTCTTCTTCCTCAGGAGTACGATCAGTCCATTCATCCTGCAAGTTCTCAGGATTATCAGTGTCATAATTATCTTCTGAGTTAACAGCAGCGTTAAAAATTCTTCTGGTTGGCTTAACAATGTCTTCAATACGTGACAAAGTAATAACACTTGATTCCTTCAAGAATTCAAGTGCCTCTGGAGAATAGATAATGGGGAAATCAGTTGTTCGTTGACCCTGTTGGTTAAGAATACGCTTAAGAGCATCCTCTTCGCTTGTATAACGAGTTTTTGGAGGGGTTGGTTCTGCTGGATCTTTTTCTTTTACACCTTCAGAATCGACTGCAAAACTAGGTTTGTGTACGTCAGGATCAAATTCTTCCCAAGTATCCTTTTCTCTCTTTTCAACAGGTGCTATTGGGCGACCGAGTTCATCACGTTCTTTTCTGCTTCTAGGAGTTGAACCAAATTGCCAATGGGGGTCTTTTGATCTACGAATAACCTTAAGATCTTCTGGTTCGTCAACATACCAAGGCAACCCAAAAGGAGACTTGCTGACCATTTTGCCAGTGCCCCATTCAGGGTCACTCCCACTAATGCTACCAGTACCCGACGAGTATTTAGAGTTAAATGTTTTATCCATATCAACCTAACGATTTAATAAAGGTTGATATTACTTTTGGTAAGGGGGCTTGTTAGGACCTTTGTCAGGATTATCGGGCCGCTTGTTAGGGTGTGGAGGCATGATATTGGTCTCAGGACGATCCTTACCCTTGCCTGGGTTGTACGGGTTAGGGATGCCAGGTTGACCCTTGTTAGGACCCTTGTAAGGGTTGTCAGGTTGCTTGTTAGGAGCTGTGTTGGGGTGTGGAGTAAATGGCTTGTTAGGGTCAGTTCTGTAAGGATCTTTGTTAGGACCCTTGTTAGGACCCTTATCCGGGCTGTACGGGTTAGGACCCTTCTTTGGGTTGTACGGGTTAGGTGTGTTAGGGTGACCCTTACTGCCTGTGCAGTAGTGGTTGCCACGCATACCACAGTTAGTGCAAGGAGGTTCATCACTTCCATCGTAGTGCTTGTGGTAGTCATTGGCATTGCTCTTGGGCGTGTAGTCAGGAACGTCTTTATTGCTATTGGGGTCTTTATCAGAAGCAAGCTTGCAGAACTGGCAAGATGCGTGGCGCAGAGTCCACTCTTCTAGCACGGCACGGACGAGCTTAGCCTTGGAGTCACTAACGTTAGCGAGTCTACGGTGAGCAGTGCGCTCGATGTCCTCTTCAACCATCTGCATACGGAAAGCAAGTTCACGGTCACTGTGTGCCATGAACAAGAAATCACCGGTCTTAGTAAGCAATTCGTGCTTAGCGGTGACAAGGTTTTTACCAGCAATCTTGGCATCAAAAGCCATATTTACTGAGTCGTCATAATCAAACATTGAGGTCATCGTGTTACTCCTTATATTGTTTCCGTAGAAACGCTGGACAGTAGGCAACATATTGCCTAATACCTGTTATAAGATAGAGCTTGTTTTAAATTGTCCGGCAGGAGGGAATTGAACCCCCGACCAAGAGATTATGAGTCCGGGCAGTAGGAGTTGAACATGCAATAATAAAAGTCCGACAGGATGGAATCGAACCATCGGCCAGAAAGATATAAGCTTTCCGCTCTTACCACTGAGCTACTGTCGGTTTGCTGAGGGAGAAGGACTCGAACCTTCAAGCTCTGGGGCCTCGGGTCGAACGAGGGCTAGAAGTTCCAAAGACTCCGGTGCTACCTTTACACTACCCCAGAATGTTTTAAGCGTTTACGCACAGCATTATCTGATGAGACGTGTTGCCATTACACCATCCCTCAAAGACACTAGCATGGCATGCAGCGGAATGAGTAGGATTCGAACCTACGGAGGCTTTAACACCTCGCCGGTTTAGCAAACCGGTGCTTTCGACCACTCAGCCATCATTCCTTATGCTCCCAGGGTAGGGATCGAACCTACGACCGAGCGATTAACAGTCGCTTGCTCTGCCGCTGAGCTACCTGGGATTGTAAAACTAATCGCCTTTGATTACTCTAATACTATCATCATCAAAGTGCTGTGTCGAGAACTCAAACACCCGTGAGTTTTCTAAGCCAATGATCCTGTGACGCAACCCTGTTGGTACATGGAAAAGATCACCCGCGTTAAGTACCTTCTCTTGTGCTAGCTCAATGTCATCTGTCTCACCGTACACAACAATGACTTTGCCATTCTCTACATAGAATGTCTCGTCTTTAATGTTGTGGTAGTGGTAAGAAAGCTTCTTGCCCTTGTTCATATGCAAGATCTTGGCACAGTACTTCTTAGAGTTACAGAGAATCTCTTCGTAACCCCAGCCCTTTTCTACAAACTCTTTATTTAAAGAAGTCATCACTGTTGATTCCTTTATCATCAATATAAACATCACCAGAAGGCTTGCCCATAATTAGGTAATGGTACTTACAACCCCATTCTTCTAATTGGCGCTCTGTAATCTCACGGAAAAGCCTATCAGACAGCACTGGGTCATTAGTGGTCCTGCTCATACCACGAGCAGTAAAATAAACAACAGTATTGCCCTTAGAATACAAATCATTAATCTTTTTGATAGCATTTTCTATGGGTAGTGCGTTTTCATACTTGCCATCTGTAAGCGTACAGATAGTACCATCAATGTCTACAACATATCTCATCGTTCTAGTATCCTAGTCGTTGAATGCGGTTCAATCCTAGTAAAATAGCTAATTTTCTTAGCGTATTCTTTACCTGGAAATTCTTTACCCCACCAGTCAGCACCAGCAAACCACACGTCTGGTTCTAAAGCCTTAACAAGGTTAATTAGCTCTTCATCTGAGTCAAATAGGAAAGTCTGATCAACGTATTTTATAGAGCTGATAACAAGTTGCCTATCATCTTGGTTGTGGAACGGACGATCCTCGCCCTTCTTCTCTTTTACTCTTCTGTCGGTGTCAATAGCAACAGTCAAGTGGTCACCATGCTTCTTAGCGTATTTCAACAACTCAATATGGCCAGGATGGATTACATCAAACGTACCAGTGAGAAATATCTTCTTATCCATCTAGATAATCACCTATTGTCTTGAAGTTGTAGTCGCCCCACTCTTTTTTGGCACAAGTATACGTTTGATACTTGCCAACTAGATGCTCTGGGAATGGTACGTACTCTAATGCACCACTGTACCTATATGCAACTGCCTCAGCAACGTCTTGAAAGCTAATTGGGTTGCTTGTACCAAGATCATAGATGCCAGAGGTCTTATCATTGTTAAGAACGATATTGACGACGTCATCTACGCAAATAAAATCCCTATAGAACTTGTCAGAGCCTTCAAACAGTTTTAGTACGCCTGTTTCTTCAATCTGAGCTGAGAACTTGCTAACTGGGCTTGCTTGGTCGCCTTTATACTGCTCACCGTTACCATATACGTTAAAATAACGGAATCCTTGGATAAGTGAGAAGTCTTTAATACGATCTTGCACCCAATAATCAATTTGCAGTTTTGAAATGGCATATTGGTTGATTGGATTAACAATGCCATCTAAATTGCCATAAACAGAGGCAGAAGAAGCATATTTTACAGGGATGCCAAACAACATAGCGATTTCAAATAGATCCATCGTAAATTCGACGTTCCACGTGTATAGTTTTCTAAGATCCTTCTCCGTTGTGCTCGAGATAGCACCCTGGTGAAGGATAAGCTCAACTTTGTCCCATTCTTTAAAGCTATATAAGAAACTATGGCAGTCTTTGTAGTCAAGATAGATGACTTGCTTGCCTGAGAGCGCTTTTTTAAAATTACTTCCAATAAACCCTTCTGAACCAGTCAGAATGATCATATTGTTGTAACTCCTCTATGTGTTACTACCTCAGAAGCACACTTGTTAGCAAACTCAATGCTTTGTACGATATCGTTAGTTTCAACGTACTTGACCACGAGTGCTGCTATGAAAGCATCACCTGCACCTGAAGAATCTTTAACTTCTACAGGGGTAACGGGGAATCTTTCGCCTCTGTACTCACAGCCCTTAGCACCCATGGTATGAATAATGATATCTGAGTAAAAAAGTCTAGCAATAGGTTCTGAGTTGTTGTACTCATAATCATTGATCTTAACAATGAATGCATCACTTATAAACTTGCCAAGCTTCTTCTTTGTGTCAACAAAAACACGTGGGTGCGACTCGCAAATGTCTTGGATGTCCTCTTCTGTAAGGAATCCCTTGTTATAGTCAGAAATAATAATAGCATCGTACTTGCTGTAATCAATATTGTTATGAAATCTACCATAGTTAGATTCTGCATCAACTCTAAAGAACATATGGTTAGTAGCGTTATGCACATACCTCGTTTTAGTGATGCTATCCCAGTTCTCATTAGTAATGATGTCATAGTCAACAAACATACTGATGTTATTCAGTACATTCATTGCCATGCCTGCATTCTCTACTTGGCCAAGTACATTTAGCACTGGCACTGGAACATCAGGGGCAAGGCGCATTGCATCACAGTAAACAAATACGTCTTTGCAACTCTCACCGACTACAAGTACACGACTCATCTAGTATCGTGATTTCTTTTCGATGATAATTGCTGGACGACCACTCAAAGCAGCTCCATAAAAAGCGTTTACTACTTCTGCACCGTTTGTTGGCTCAATAACTGGGATAGTAACAGCAGCTTTTAGAAGCTCAGTAAAATCTTGCGAGTGAGTAATGCCTGAGTAGAAAGGCCCTGAGTCAGCAGCAATTGCACGTACGATAACAGGTACCTTGAACTCACCATGCGAGATTCTTTCGATCTTGTCAAGGTGGTTAACAATTGCATCCATAGCTACAAGCATAAAGTCATGACGTTCAAAGTAAACTACTGGTCTGTAACCTTCGAATGACATACCAATAGCTATACCCATCATAAGGTTCTCTGCTACAGGAGTTTCTAGCTTCTGTTCGTATGGCACTTCTTTAATGGTGCCCATAGCATCGCCTCTAGCTACGTTATAGCCAATGAATACAGCACCTTCTTCTCCAAGTTTAGTCATTACCTGACTAATAGCATCTTTGTAAGAAATACTTGGGTCAATATCAACCACAGGGTATTCAAAAGGCTCGAGCTTAGGGAAGTAATCATCATCTGTAAGTTTGACAGCCTTTGATAGGTCAATCATTCCAGGCTTACGAGCATGTGGGTACGTAATGTCATATTGGTACTTCTTTACGCACTCAAAAGGCCACTCAAAGTGAGCAGTGGTGCCCCAACGCTCTTCGTTAGTAGTTTCTACTGAGCGGTTATTTGATTCCACAACAAATGTGCATGGAAGGTCAAAGCCTTCTACGTACCGTGCAGCTTCAAAGAGGTGACCATTGTCTTCTGTGCCATCGCCAACAAAGCACCAGACTCTTTGGTCAGATCCCTTCTTCTTCAATGCAACAGCAATGCCAGCAGCAATCGCAGGGGTACCACCAATGATTGCAGAACAGAAGAAGTTACGTGCACGATCGTAAACAAACATGCTACGACCATTAAGGATCTTGTCTTCTAGGTCATCTGCGGGGATACCATGCAAAAGAGCATGGTAGTGACTACGGTGGTTAGAAATAACGTAGTCACCTTCTTTAATATCCTTAAAGATATCAATCAATTGTTCTTCGTTGCCACCAGAGAGGTGAAACAAAAAAGGCAATTTATTATCAAGGTAAAGATCGCCAATTCTATCTTCAAAGGCAATCAATTCTTCTGGGGTCCAGTTGCGCTTGTCCATTATTCCATATCTATCATGATTCTACCGGCATTACCACTTCTAAGCATATCAAATGCTTTGTTGACTTCATCAAGCTTGTATCTGTGAGTAATAAACTCATCGAAGTAAAGCTTCCCAGCCTTTTCAAGGTTAACATAACGCAAGATATCAACCGTTGGGTCTGTCTTGCCACCCTGTGTAGCTTTGATGCTAAGACCATTGCCATTAAAGAAACTAAGAGCATTAGCAATCTCAAGCGATGTACCTGGCTTGGGTTGGCCTACCAATATCATTCGACCATTGTTAGAAAGATAACCAAAGCTTTCTTTGATTACATCAACATTGCCAGTTGTGTCAATAACAACATCAACCTTGCCTTGGAACTTTTCTTCTGAGGTATTATAGAAGAGATCAGCACCAGCAGTGAATGAAAGCTCACGCTTGTTTTCATTGTTATCGATTGCAACAATAGGGCTAAGACTACGCATAGCTGCACCCTGGATAAGGTTGAGACCTACACCACCTGTGCCAATGATAGCAACGCTTTCACCGAACTTAAAATCGCACTCATTATCAATAATGCCTAGTGCGGTAGTCAAACTACATCCAAGGAGCGCAGCGAGGTCATTAGGGGTCTCTGAGGGGACTGTGGTAAGTCGGTTCTCCGAAACAATAGACCACTGAGATAGGGTATTTACTTTACCGCTACTAAAGGTGGTGTCACCAAGCATGTACTGGGGGAATGCAGACTCAATACCAGCACCTGGTCGCCAATGCATAACAACCTTGTCTCCTACTTTAACAGTAGTAACACCAGGGCCAATGTCTTCTACGATACCACAGCCTTCGTGGCCCATGAGGTGGGGAAGGAACTTACCATTGCCTTTGTTGCCATTGATCTCGTGCAGCTGTGATCCACAGATACCACTGACTAGGACTCGGACCTGTACTTGACCCACTTGTAGTTCAGTAAGGCCAATATTCTCTATAGACAAAGGAGCGTTGAGCTCTTTAAGAATAGCTGCCTTCATTAGATCAACTCATGCAATGTCTTGACAGTGCTGAACTTCTTGTTGATATCAAAAGTCCTAGCCATATCGTGGTAAGGGGTAGTGATGTTAACTCGATCAAGCAGAGAAATGAACTCACCAACAGTTTCCATGCTCCACTTGTTAACAGAAGCAATGAATGGTGCATTTGGCACACCAACAACTGCCTTGCAACGCTTAGCAAGTTTGCCAATATCAACCAAAGTCATATTGTGATCCTGTGTGCTACGATAACCATCGACTTTAATGGTGGTGATAACTTTGTTACCTTCATCAGTCAAATATTGCAGCAATGCAGCAAAGTTCTTGTCTTGTTCTTCTCTAGACATAAGAAGAACTGGGCTAACTGGATAGCCATTGATAATTAAGCAATCAAATTCTTCACCATCAAGCACATCTTCTGCAAAACACTTTTCATCAAGCACAACATCTTCAATAGAATTAAATGGCTTGTTTAGGTGAGGCAAACTATATTGGTGTAGGTAATTACCCATCTCGTATACCCACATAGAATAGCTACTAAGAGTGTTATCTTGCTTTGAATGATGGATGGGGCTATAAATGCTATCACCGAGCAAAGCATGGCACCATAGGTCAATTGAATAACGTGGGTGTGGTGCATCAATGAAACTTACGTTCGTATCTTGGATCATTTCACCAAGCTGAGAACGATATTGCTCAGGTATAAAGATGTTGCATTTAATTTGTTCATTATTATCACACAATTTTTTCAATGTGTGCAATGCAACGATACAATCACCATGACCTTTATCACAATGGAAGTAAAGCTCGTTTGTCATTAACATGTCTAAGTTAATTACTTTATTCATAGCGATCCTGATCGGACTTGAACCGACGACCCCTTCCGTGACAGGGAAGTGCTCTAACCAACTGAGCTACAGGACCTAAACTGCGTTATTCCTTTGTTGCAGCCTTCTTAGCAGCAGGTGCCTTTGCAGCAACAGGTGCCGGAGTGGGCTCTACAACAGGCGTAGCAACAACCTTAGGCTGGGGAAGAGTACCAAGCAACCAACCAAGGTTAGGGTACTTCTTCTCGAGTTGTGTAACAGCTGAGTAGTAAACACCAGTGGCAACAGGCACCAAAACGGTGAACGTACCAGTGTTGAGATTGCCCCACTTGGTTGCACCCCAAGCAAGCAAAGCACCAACGATAGCTGAAGCAAAGGCACGACCTGTTGCTCTAGTTGTAGTTGTGTTAATTGGATTAGACATCTTTACTTCTCCTTATTGTTTGTATTTGTAAACTTGACGGATACCTGGACGCCATTGACCTGAGTACGCAAGCTATTAAGAAGGCCAGACATAGTCTCGCTAATCTCTTGGCTTGCGAGCTCGTCGCTCTGTGCATCACGGGGATCATAACTGATAGTGATGACTGCTTTTTTCATATTTTTACTTTAATGCATAAAATGCACAAAAATCAAGTATTTGGCAATTCTGTCAAAATATTGAAAGCAGCAGCTAAATCAGCTGGCATCATTTGATAAGGGTTTCGGTCGAATACGACCCCACCTGCCCATAAGGATTGTGCTACTACAGCACTACAAATCATAGTGTTACTATTAGTGAACTGCATTTTGATGCCAGTAGCTAATTCCAAAGCAATACTCAAGATGGTTAAGAAACCATACTTATCCTTAATAAAACTCTTACAGGCAGCTACTGTTTGATCGCGGCTTTGCTTGTTGAGCTTAGTTGAAACGTAGTAATATTCTACATTTGTATAATCGCTTATGTTGCTAGTGATGACCCCACGGCCAACAGCCTCAACAATGGTACCATCTTCGTTGACAATCATCGCAGCATGGTTCCAATGAGCGAATGGTTTCATCTTGCCATGGTAACGAAAGAATTGACCAAAGCGAATGAGTTTAGCTAGAACACCAGTAGATGAAACCAAGACAAAGTCTCCTGGTACGTATTTAATTGGTTCTTGCCCTGCGGCATATACCTTATATGTCGTAGTCATCTATATCGCCTTCATATCCATATGTTTCATTTAAACCAAAGTAACGGCTGGCAAACCAACCCTCTACTTGCCCACCATCGGGGACAGATTGTGTACCACCACGCGCTTGTGGTAAGTCAATTGCACTATCTACATCTTCTGGTTCTGGTTCAATCTTGCTAGCAGCAATAGCACCAAAAGGAGCAGCAGAAGCATCACTCTTGATACGCTCTGTACCTAGATCAGTGCCTTGTTCATTGCCAGGTTGGGTTACATACCAGCTAGCACCACTAATAGGGGCTCCACCACCAATACCAGTTGCAGCACCTGCTTCTTGATGGATGTCTCCACTTCTAGGTGGCTTACCAACGTCCTGGAAGCCATTTGGTTGATTAAGAGTGAAGGCACCACCAGTATCACTATTGATAGCAACCACTCTAAAACCCATAAAAAGCTTTGGGTGGTTTTGAGCAGGCTTACCTGAGTCAAGCTCAGTAGAAGGGTCACTCTTCATGTTAGTAATGTCGCTGTTAAGGTCTTCATCAACTGGTTTATCAGTTTCAGCACCTGGACCATAAACCTGAGGAAGCATGTTGCCAGTTGGGTCAGCGTAACGAAGACTAGCAGTAACTGTGGGTGGGCCATCAGCTCGATCACCCATATCAATCTTGAATTCTTTATGGGGGATAGGGCGGCCATCAGCAACCATAATCTCATCTACTCCGCTATCACTACCATGTGGCCCAAAACCACCTACGGTGCCTTCGTTCTCTTTACTAGCTTTAGGCAAACGGATGATCTGCATCTTACGAATGGCGTCAGCAGCTGTAACGCTCTCTACAAATTGGTTCCAAAGGATCTTGTCTCTAACCATTGTGGCAGATAGGTTGTCGCCAAGGGCTAAAGAGATAATAAAACCATCATCGGTGACTGTAACTTCGGGTTCAGCAAAATACCCTTCAAATTGCGATATAATTGAACGAACTACTGCATCCCTATTGTATTCAGATACATAACGATTAAAGGTGCAACGAAAGTTCTTACGCTGAGGAGTAATTGCAGAAGCCATATACTACATACGCGGATACTTGAGCTTTTTAAACCGTTCGAGGCTCATTCCCTCGTATCTACGGCATAAAGAGTCAAGTGAAATCTGCTGGATATCATAGCTACCATGCTGTACACCATGTTTTACTACGATACCTCTGAAGTGAGCGTTGCCCTGTGGACCCTTATAGTCTTCATCGTGCAAGTAGCACGCGCCTGCGACAAGGCCATGTTGTGAGTATGGTTCGTTACTATCGTTTACATAACGCATACCATAAAGGAATGTTTGTTGATGCCCCATAGTAAACGAATGGCCAATGGTCTTCAAGCGGGTATCAATGTTCCCACCGTATGGGATGCCAGTCATATGGTTATAGAAAAAGTGACTATAAGCTACACCATCTAGCCATAGGATATTCTTAAAAGGACTAACTCTCCAACCACTCTTAGCGTAGTCAAGATCATCGGTACTAAACAACCCAGAGATCTGAGCATCCATTTCTGTAGCACGGTTAATGCGATCTTCATGGTTGCCAAGCAAGATATGACGCTCTGGATTCCACGCAGCATGTTTATTCTTACGCTTGTTCTCATTGTAGTCATACAATGGTTGGTTAAGAATATGCCAGTGCTCGTTTGCAGCTTCAATGTCTGCTTTTACACGGCGACCTTCCATACTCTTCTTGCCTTTATCGTACATTGATAAAGCTGGCATATCAGCATGGTCACCAAGGTGAATGATCTTCACATCTTGGTTGTGGAACTCTTCTACGATGTAGTTCCCAATCCAAGTAAGGTGATCAGTTGGAACACCGTTCTTGGCTTGAGTATCAGGTATTACAATGTGTGTAGCTGGATTTGTTTCCAGTTTATCAGTCACTATTGTCCTTAGTTATCGTTAGCATCATCCGCGTCTAAGTCTTGCAAGTTCCTAAAGTTCTCGTTAGGAGTGCCTTCGTCATTAAAACCTTTAAGGTCTGACGTAGTGGTGACACGTGACGTTGGGCTATCTGTGTAAAGAACCTTTGGGCTCTTGTCTGGCGTATTGCTGTATCTAATCATGTTTATGCCTTTCCATGTGTTTTTCTAGCTTTGCCATAAGAGTCTCATTGATCAACTTAATGCATCGAATGCGATCTTTTGGTAAGACGTTTTTCCACAGGATGTTTTCACTTGGCATTGCTTTGATAATGCCTTCGTGTCTATTGTTTATTGTAACTAACGTAGCTTGCAAATGCAATTCACATTTGATACATTTTGTATCATTTACAACATCAACGGTAGAATCAACTTCTACTTCGTTAAACTTATTACTATCATCGTTATAAGTAATACCTTCAGGCAATTCTAATGGCATAATTAATTAGCTTTGTACGCTATTAGTGCCAAGTTCTTTAGGCACTCTTCTGGGGTAATCCCATTAATACTTGATAACTTATTAATGAAAACCATCATAACTCCAGCGATTGAACTGAACAACTCGACAGGATCACTCTCAAGAACCATTTTATAAGCTAATTCTTCTTGGCCACTAACAATTGCAGTAAGCAAAGCAACTACATTACCTATGTTTTCTGTAACAGAATCCATTATGCCTCAGTAGACGCCTTCAAGAACCAACTCCACTTTTGGTGTTGATCAATGCGTTCAGCAATAAAGTTAGCGATGCCTTGTTCATCAGCATCGTTAGCAACTCTAAATGCTTTCTTGATATGATCGATGTACTCTTCGTTCATACCCAAGAACTTCTTAGACAGCTCTTTTGTATTATTGCTTTCAAGGTCAGTATCTTTGATACTACTTATACTAACAAGCTGACTCATAGAAAATGGTGCTTTTTCGCCTAGTTTTTTAATATTTTCAGCGATAGGGTCAATGTTCTCGTAAATATCACTTACAATTTCATCAAATAGCTTGTGGTATTCATAGAAGTCTGATCCTTCTACGTTCCAATGAAACCCATGGATAGTGTGATAAAGAACATAGGCTTCAGCAAGCATCTTCTTTAAAGTAGGTACAAGCTCACCATCTTTGGTGAAATCATTGTCAGTATCAGTATCGTCTTCTACTGCACCGACGACTCTAAAGCCATTCCATGTTTCCATCGTTAGAGCCAGTTAAGGCCATCTCCAAACGACTCGTCAATGGCCTGCTCAATAATACGAGCAGAAAGCTTATTCGCGCTAGCACTCTTAATACTACGGAAGCTAGACCCATCATTCTTAGCTCGGCGGCAGATTTCTACATTATCAACAAAATTCTCAATGATAGATGCACGCTTAACTGTATCTAGAATGGGAAACGTCTTACGCTCAACATAGTAGACAGCAGCTTCACGAGTGTTGAGTTGGCTGTTAAGCAGGTGAGGACTTTGGTCTTCAATCCAGACTTCAGCACCAGCAGTAACAAAGTTAATCCAGTCAGCATTCTCAAATTCGTTTTCAATGCCTGCAGCTGTACGGTACAAGAGGCTACCATCGTCTTCACCCAGGTCACTGGTACCAGCACTGCTCACACGGTATTCCTTGGCAATGGTGCCACCAGGAAGGCTGTCAAGGTACATGTCAGTGTCAAAGTCAACGTACTCTGAAGCAAGCTTCTCGAGCGATTCCTTCTCAGCACCCAACTCAGTTAGGATATTGGCATAACGCTCAATGTCTCTCATGCCAGCATTAGGGTTGCTAGCAGCCATGCGCGTTCTATCCAAGATGTCTTGGAGTCTGTCAAGGCGTGTCAAGATGCTTTCGGATGTACCGTTAAACCAACGTGCATCAGCAGCAGCAGTCTTGGCTTCGATCTCAATGTTGTCGTAGTTCATAATGGAGTCTTTCTTTTTCCTCAGTCACTATTGCGATTTACGGCTGTGATTACATTCATCATGCGTCATATGTTCTGTGCAAAAACTTGGGCCTAGTTCTTCACTAAGCAATTCAGCCAATCTTCTGCTGGCAGTAGTGCCACTATTAAGTGGGTTGTTCTTGTTCATATCACCAGGCTGTATACCACCAGGCGCTGTAGCTTGACCGATAGAGCTTTGGTCAGTAGCACTAAAATCTTGTGGTTTTGCTGAAGGAGGTGCTGGGTTAGGTCCATTATTAGCAAAATCTTGAGAGTTACTCGATTGAGGAACAATCGCGGCAGGGGCACCAGAGAAATAGGCAGTAGCATTAATGATTTTGTTTGCAGCTTGACGGTGTCTGTAAGAATAAACAGAGTCAGTAGCTTTTTTCTTAGCACTTGCTTCAGTACCTGGCACAGTGTAATCACCCTTGATTGATGGGTCAAAGATATTACATTTGGCTCTGTCACCAGGGCCCTTCCAACCAGGTTTAATGCCTTGATCTGTTTTGACCTCACATGGTTCAAGTGAACTTTCAATCTCATTAGCAGTGATACTAAACCCAAGGTATGAGCTAAGCACTACTCTACGGCAACCATTACAATAAATTTCTGGTCCTGTTTTGCTAGCTGTCCTAACAAGTTCACCATTATTACAGATAAAACACTGTGCCATATTAGATCTCAAAGAACTTTTGAATCACATCAATAGGAAGCCCAGCAGAAGCGGTAGCGTGATTAAAACCATCCGTCAATTCAAGAGGACCACGGTCAGCTTCACCTGGGGTCATCTGGTGCATGTCGTGCGAACGAGGAATTGAATTGCTATTTGGTTTAATATCATAAAGACTTTGACCAACGCTTTGCTGAGGAGTTTTGTTATAAAACTTGTACCCTCTGTAGCCTTCGTAATAGTCTTTGCTCAAGAGTGCAAGGTCTTCATCCATTGGCTTGCCCGATTGTGCATCGCCATACCCTTGGTAGTAAAGCTCACTATCGTTAGCTTGTTTAAACATTGCGTAGAATGCTCCAGCGGCACCCATTTTGGCTTCTTCTTTAACGATGTCACGACCAGCGTCAAGATCACCAGCAGTAGGGCCTTCTACGTTCTCAAGCAAGCTTGAACCATTGAAATCATTCTCAACTACACCATGATCATCATTCGGGCGTCCACAGCCGCACCACGTGCAAGCAATGCGTCCTTTTGGAAAGTAGTTCTTTTCACAGTGGTTACAGAATGGCTCACCATTCTCCATAACATATGCAATTCTTGCATTCATGCTCATATTTGCTCCAATAATCGTTGATAGCGAACCAGGTGAAACGCTAGCTAGTCCTTCATTGCTTGCAACTGGTGGTTCTCCGCCAAGATCAATGGTATCTTTAGGTTTATCACCCAAAGCAGTCAATCTTGTTGAGTTTTCGTCTTCGTTACCAATGTCTGCAAATCTAAAGTAACCAACAGTGCCAATCGCAGATTGGCCAGGCAAACCAAACCCTTCGTCTTCCTCTGTAGGAGACTCAATAGCGCGTAACGAAGCATCATCTCCGTAGTTACCATTGCCTTGCGTAGCGTATCTCATCAATGACTAGTGCGCCTTAAGGGTTGTTTTAACTCTTATTCCCAAGTAGTGGTTTTCTCGGCGCTAGCAAAGCGTGATTGGTCTTCAGCAAGCAAATCAAATAATCTATTGCTATCAATACTGCTAGTTCTTGGATGAGCTGAATCAGAAAAGTGAGAGATTGGCATAGGGAAGTCAAGTTCAAAAGAAAAGTTTTTGTCTGGATTAGAAACTGGTTTTTTTAGTTCTGTTATTTCTTTTGCTACAGGCTTTTCTTCTTTAGGCGATTCTGTTTTAGTTTCTGTTTGGTTAACGTTATAACCTGGGTGGTTGCCTGATGTACTTGGTTGTGGCATCATCAATGGAGTTTCCATCGGTACAGTTGGCGTTGGCATAAAAGAAACAACCTTAAAACTACCCATCACAGGATTCGCAGGGTTTGCAAAATCTTGTGAACTAGTTGAAGGGCTTTCAGCTGTGCCATCTTGTTGTTGGCCATCTGATCCACCGTTATTGCCACCATTAGATGTTATATTACTTACAGTATTCAACGCTTTACCAACATTGCTAGCGCCTGATCCTGCAGCACCAGCTTCTTCAGCTACAGCAGCAATCTCAGGCAAAGCAAGCAGTGGTCCAGCAGTTACAAGAGTACTAGCAGTGAACATGCGTGTTTCTTTGTCAATAAGCTTCTTACCAGCTTCTGATTGGTAAACCTGGTTATCAGTCAATGCATAAGGGGTAAGGTTTACGGTTGCATGCGCCTTGCGCAGCATCTCAGTAGCAATACCATTATTTCTATAATCTGGCTCAACATAGACGCCATCCATAATGTAGTTACCGCTAGCTTGCTTTTCAGCAGTAAAATAGCCAATACGTTCATCACCAAGCATTGCCTCTACAAGAAGGCCAGAGAACAGTCCACCGGTCTTATAACGCATTGGGCCAATGTTAGCAATAATGCGAACTCGGTCACCTTGCTCTTCAAGGATCTCATCTGTTCTCTTTGGGATATTAGCCATTATAGTTTTCCTAGGTCAGTAGTAAGTTCTTCGAGGCGCATGTTGCCGTAAAGACCTTTCTCAACAATTTCTGGAGTGATGAGAGCCCAGCTCTCTTCCATGTAGCTCTGCAGCCACCTCCATGACACCTTCTGCACTTTACCCCAGGTAATACATTCAGCGTAGTCCTTATCGTAACCAGTAAGGATGATGCAGTGCCCACCCTCGATCTGATTGTCAGCAGGAGTGCCTGTAAGGTCCCATGGTTGGTTCTGTACGAACTGCTGTTGGAATGTGACAGGAAGCTTTACACCGATGTATACAAGGCCATAAGAAGCAATGACGCTACGAAGCTCGTCAAGGTCAGCATGATCAGTAGGAGCAAAAGCAGCAAGTTTGCTACCAAACAAATCATTGGTTTGCCAGAACTTAAGCAAATCTGCCTCTACCGCTCCTTGATCTGCTCCTCCCGTAAAAGAAAGGTACGCGTTGACCACATCGGCGTCGGAGGGGAAGGTTTCTGTGAGGCCCAGCGTAGCAGCGTTAGCCATTCTGGCGTGTACAATACCAGCAAAAGTACAATCCCCATGTGTATCGTTTCCTAAGACTCCCCAATTGGGTACATTTGGTGTAATTACGCTATCTGGTGCAGCTGGAAGAGGGTTGCCTTGATAAAAAGCAAGTGAATGAAGCCCAGCAGGGCGTCTTGGGTCTAGCTTACCTAGTTTACCTACGATACGGTCTGTCATTTTATGAGCCCTCTCACATATTTTTCAGCTTCATAGTCGGCTGCTGCTGCCGTATGGACACCTCCGTGCCCTCTGTGATGGAATAAACAAAGCCACTCAAGGTTGTCTGCACTTTCTACCCATGCACCAATGTTGTCAGGATCACTAACACCTGGGTAATCAGCCTCGAGCCATTTAAGATCAACACCGTTTTGCAAACTGAACTCAATATGAGTGTGGTGAAGCTCTAAGGGGTGATCGGAATCGCATTCGCTAAAGTCATTGCGGTGAGAACCGATGCTACAAACAGCAGTATCTTTAGTTTTTGCTCTAAAATGATTGAAATCAACGTAGTGTGGGTCTGAAGTACGCTCAGGGTGATCAGGATAATGAACAGTGTAATGATGAGTAACATTTTGGTCGTGGCTTTCTACTGTCATTAGCTATCTTCTTCTTTATTTTGCTGAAGATAGTCAATAACTTCGTCTAAGCTACCGAAAACCCTGACATCTTCTTCGTAATTGTCTTCATCGATGTCAAAATTGTCAATATCGATGTCAAAAATCTCATCCATGACCAAAGAAAAGTCATAAACGTCAATTTCTTTGGTGTATTCGATGATAACACCGTCATGTTTGCAATATTCAGTGATATTTATGCGATAAACATGATCGTTATCGTTTTCTTTTGGTTTTTCTACCGAAAAGATTGATGATAAGGAGGAAATTTGGTCAATATTCTCCTTAAACCGGAGGATATCAGTATCACTATGCTTTTTTTCTTCATCAGTGTGTGATTCATAGTCACGGTTATCTGACATGTTTTCCTTAGTTATATATATAAGAGGATTTTTTTATTCTTGTCAATAGATTTCAGGTAACAATTTGATTTTATTCTTCATCGCTGTCAGTATCACTGTCAGTATCACTGTCAAAATGCACTCTTGATTGTATTCCTGAATTATCAATCAGGTTATCAAGAGGAGTACCACTGGATGGACGACGTCGAGATCCCCGTGAATTGTCCATAGATTTTGCTGCTCTATCTTTTCTACCGCGAACAGCGTGGTTAATAACCTGTGATTCAGCCTTAGTACCTTCCATAATACGGTGGTGACAACGCTTACCCACTGGTCCAAGCTCTTGAGCACTCTCAGAAACAGGAAAACCAACAAAATATGCTTTTCTAATTCTAGGATCTTCGAGTTCACCGGTCGCTGGGTCAGCTTTACGGGCTGCTTCTTCGTGGTGTTGCATATCTTTCCACTGATTAACAGGGTGAGTACTCTTATCAATTATGCAGTGAGGGCAAAAACACTTAACAAAACGGGCAGTTTTACCTTGATCAATTGTTTTTTGATCAATTCCGCCTGCAACAGCATCATGAGCTTCACACATATTGTTGATTGTGTGGTTGATGTGGTGGTGAACAAGTAGTGGTTCGGTGCCTTCTTTGATCCCTATGTAACTCCCACCTTCTTTGACACCATGAGTGCGGTAATTTACTTTCTTCATTTGTTCACGGTATCGCTCAGGATCAGTAACATTCTCGTTTACTAGCCTATTAAACCGCAACATTGTCTCTGCTTCTGATTGGCCCATAAGAGTCAATGGATTAGCAATGTGCTTTTCACCTGTTCGCTCATTGGTGTACGATCCTGCACGCTTACCACGGTAGTCCGTGTAGCCTTCTTCACTAGGAGCAATAACCAACGATGGTTGACGTATCCCAATACCAAGCTGGTATGTATGGCCAAAAGTCTTGTTACGCACCTTAACGTTCATATAGTCACCAAGCGTTTTAACGTTAGCTAGCTGCGACTTATCTCGGTTGTGTCTCCAGTTGCCCGGACTAGCTTCTTCAAGGCCAAATAGACGAACAGCCTTGGGGCTTGGGGCTTCGTCTTCATCAAGGTAGCTAAGATAAGCATTAGCAGCCTTAGCAGTCTGGTTGTTTACATGAAAGAACTCAGGATCTTCTTTGTGGATGCTGTACCCACCAGTGCCTTCCATGTGCAAAAGAGTCAATGGGTCTTTGGCACGTGTAGTATTAGACCTAGCCCGTGAAGCATCAGGCACAAAGTACTTATTTCTTTTTGCAGCTTCTTTACTGTTAAACATTAAGTTATACTCCTAGTTAGGTTAAAACGGGCACCACGCGTCACCGGCCTTAGAACCGATTCCGATTTTCTATTTTCCTTGTGTTATAAGGGGTTTAGCTCTATGGTGCATCAGGGTTGTTTATACTCTTGATAGTTTGAACCATTTCATGTAAATCTTTCATCTTCTTAGAAAGATCTTTTGAGGTTTCCATGCTCTTAGTGTGAACACGGTCCATGGCATCATTAAACTCTCTATGATCGTTACTCATCTCTTTAATGTCGTCTTCACTAGCGTAACGATTGTTCCAGTTCATTTTACTTCCTTTATAGTGTGGAGGTAGCTGTGACTCATCTGCTACTGGTGAATTAAAAATATCTTCTGCGGGGTGTCTATCAATACCACGATGTTGGCGAACCATTTCATTGACGCCTTCTATGTCTTCGCGTCTTGTTAATTCACGAAACTCTGGTATATTAAAAAGCTCATTTATAGCAACATTGCATTTATTGCAACGAGCACTTCTATTTTCAGTGGGTGCATTGCAAACTTGACAACTTTTAGGATTACGGCTTGGTATAACAGGTTCTTTAATGCCAAGAGCGTTGACCTTTTTGCTCATCTCTGATTCTTGAGGTGTGCGTGGGTCCCACTCAAGAATTTCATCATCATTGAGATGTTCTCCCAAAGCATCAACCATACGTTTGGCTACATCATTAGCAGTGGGTTCAGTGTACTTGTGATTTTCGCAAGATGGGTTGCCATAGGCATCTTTACCTACGGCTGGATCGCCGCACCCGCAAATTTCACTGGCGTATCGCCTGTTCCAATTAATCATAGTATCTCTTTATATACTTGCATGTCGCTATCAAACTCTTTTTTCGCTATAAAAGTTTAAGCAATCGCTAACCACTAGTCCAAAAACTGTTTGCTTTTACATTGCCATGTGCTATGCTTAAGTCACCAAACAAACAAATGGTGTGTGTGGTTGGTAAAAGTATTATTGAAATCCCCTCTCTAGGAAAGTCCTGGGGAGGGGTTTTCTACTTTAGTGCACTTAGTATTTCAAGAGCCCCTAGGAGGGCCGCCGCATTTTTTAAAGGCGTTCTTGTACCCAACCATTGGGACCCCTATTAGAGAGCCTCCTAGCCCCGTTTAGGCCCCTCTCCGTCGATTCCTCTAAAAGCCTTTAGTTCAGAAAACGCAAAAACTTGCCATCCTATTACACGCCTTGGATTGCGTGTAGGTTGCGTTATAGCCAAAGGTTATCAACTTCTTTGGACTATTCCACCTGCTGTCTGAACTACTGGCAGTAGACGCAAGCACTGCATTGTGGTGTGTGTTGTGTATCTACAGCACCATACGACCACATGTGTGCACGCATGGCTGCATAGCCGTGCCTGTGCATGCGCATGCTTCATAGTGTGTGTGTGCAGTGCCTCTCACTCAATCCAATCTGTGCCGTGTATGGCTGTTGCATGTCTGGTTCGACTCCAGACCACAGAGCGCGGTGTGCCAACACACACCGTAGTAACAGGCGGATGACTATCGCACCTGGCCCACTCAAGGGCAAAAGTACACAGCTGTTGAGTGTACGCTCAGACTCCGGTCTGGGTACATTTCGTCAACCCGTAGTGTCAGCGGGTTACTGACACATAACTATATGGGAGACCATAATGGCTAAAGCCAACTCGGTGCCTAGCACCACTGTTCCATCCGTCACTGGTTTGGACAAGGAGACTGTGCGTTCACACAAGCGCAACTTCAAGTCCAAGGCCACCGGCCAGGAGACTGCCGACTTCATGTCGGTGGACGTCACGCAGTTCCTCGCACTCGGCCTCATCGCTTTCGATGAGGTTCAGGCTGCGGCGAACGCGACCATGCTCCAGACCAAGGACTTCGCCATCGGCAAGGTCTTCGATCTGTTCACGGCTGCACGTCCGGATCACCTGGACTACGTCGAGCACGTCATCGCTGTTGCTGAAGAGCTTCAGCCCACTGACGTGATCACGCAGGACGACATCTTCTTCGGCACGTACTACAAGGTGCGCCAGCAGTTGAAGATTGTCTCCGGTCTCACGCAGGAAGTCGACGAGGACGGCAACGTCCTTGGTCACTTCTTCCGTGTCGAGCGTCGCAACGTGTTTGCTTCTGGTAAGGCTTACCCCTTCGCCAGCAGCAAGCTCCTCGGCGCAGGCATCCACGAGGACCACAAGTTGTACGCAAAGCTTGACGAGCTGAACCAGCCTACTGGTCAGTTCTACATGCTGGACCGCAACGACGACGAGGTCTACGTGGAGATCGGTGACCCCTCTGTCTGGTCTGGCGCAATCCAGAGCATCAAGGACTACAACATCGAGAAGCGTTTCAACAAGCTCCTCGCTTCTGTGGACCGCGACACCAAGGTTGCCTGGTACAAGCAGGGTTACGCCATGGGTGGCGCTGACACCGCTCAGCAGTTCATCTTCCTGAACATCCTCAAGATGTTCAAGGCAGAGGCGGACTACCAGGTCGTGG